ATTGGTAATCGGTTGGTAGATAGTTATTCATAATAGGTCTCCGTTATCTATTGTCGCCAGAGCCGCCGAGGACGCCCCGTGCCATTCGGCTGTTCAATTTATCAAGGTTGCGCTGGGCAATTTGCTCCATGCCAAATCCTAAGTCGGTGCAAAGCGAGGCCATGTACCAAAAGCAATCTCCCACCTCGTCAGCGATTGCTTCACGATGTTCTGGTAGGAACTGGCCGTTGTTGTCCCGCAGCACCTTCTTGATCTTGCCAGCGACTTCACCGGCTTCCGATAAAAGACCGAGGGCTGGGTAAATGATCACATCTGCATCGTTGTAGATGGCGGTCTTGGAGGCCTGTGTTTGGTAATCTTCAAAGTTCATATTCTTCTGCCTCAATAATTTTATTGATGTACCACTGGGCCTTTTTCAGATCCTCAATGGGGTTGTTTTTGTACTGGTGACGCCAGAGGTACTTCATGGCATTTCCTTGGCAGTACGATTTGAAACCGGCATGGCCGAGTGCTGCATAAATGGCTTCGATGCACTCAATGCCTGCTTGGTTGTAGTGTGGGGGGCTGTTCACATTATCTGGCATCAGTTCTTCCTGTTGAATGGAATGACTTTGCTCTCAGCGATGGCCTCTTCCAGTTCATCAGCAGGCTCGAAAACGATCCCATCTTCAGACTGTTCTATGAGCATGTTACCCAAGGTTACGAAGAAGTATGGGTTGTTCTGGATCATGTAGCCGATACCCTCCATCAGAGCCTCGTAATGGTCCGCTTCTTCATCATCCAAGTTGTCCCGCAGGTTGCTAAACGAACTCATCTTAAAGTTATCCTGGTCTACCGGAGTCAGAAATAAGCCGCATGCAAATGGATCTTGTTCTGTCATTTGTTTTTTCCAATCAGTTTGAAAAAGTGTTCTGCATCCATCAAAGCCAGGGGCTTTTGCCGATCTGCTTTGATGATTGCGATTGGTTCTGCTTTGGGTGGGCAATTGGCTTCAGCTTGCTCCATGAATTTGTATGCGCTGATCTTGTTCAGAGCCTTACATTCGACGGAGTAGGGGAAGAGCTTCCTAGCAGCGGGGGACAGTTGAACGTCTTCCCCGCCTTGGCCCATTCCAGTGGAACGGACATCGTCTGGTTCCAATTTAGGAAACAGTGCTAGAATTTTATCTCTTACCCATTGCTGATGACGCCGCCCCTTTGCCTTTGCAGACTGAGGTTTTATCGCCATGCTTAATCCTCAATGAACCAGTAACTGGGTGGTTCTTTGGCCTTAGACATCGGATGAGGCTTGTGTTCCGCTTCTGGATAACAATCTTTCGTGAAGTCACAGAAATTGCAGGCCATAGGCAAACGCTTGAGACCCGTAACTTTCCGATTGAACTTATCCGGGATAGGATCAAACTGACGTTCTAAAGGCGCACCACTGTTGACCTTCTCTACAGTACTTTTCATCTTAAATAGGTTGTAAGACTTCTCAGCATCAGAAACATCAGCCTCCACCACAAGCATGGCACCTGTCGATTTGTTCACAACAATCCAACCACCCAATTCCTTATCTTGGGCTTGGGCGTAACCGGTTAACTGACCGATGTAGCCGAAGGGATCATCTTCCTTTAGAGCCTCGTAGCCGTGAGACCATTTCTTGTCGAAAGCGAAAGGGCTGCAGGACTTAACGTCATAGATCTTGTGATCTATTTCGATATCGTCTTCGCCTTTAATGGTGACACCGTCAAAGTCCATTTCAACTAGGTTCTTGCCGCCAGTAATATTGACCTGTGCGACCTTCAGAAGGATATTTGTAATGCACTCAACCGCATCACCGATCATCATCTGAACCTTGAAGTTCTTGGACTTTCGTTTCTGTTTAGAACCCATTGCGCCGTGTTGAAGCTGGCATAATGGCTTTCCGATGTTTGACATCCGCAGACGAAATTTTCTGTCTTGCGGCGTAAGCTGCTTGCGAAGAGCCGCCTTAAACTCTTCGCCCGCCTCTTCTATCCAACTGTCTTCAATGGTTAAGCCATCAAATTCATCGTTGGATAGTTTGTCATTCAATGCATCCAGCGTGGACTGCATCATTAGGCTACATCTACGAAGTCAGCGTCTAAGCTGTCATCGATACGCAGTGCGTTCATTGCCTTGTTATCAAGAGAACCTTCTTTGATGGCCGTGAAGTATTTGGCATCAATATCCTGGTTCTCTTTTTTAATAGTTTGGGCAAAGGTAGACATAGTATCAAAGACCTGTTGGGTCATATCCAGCTTCTTGGAAAGATCAACTTTGTAAGTAGGTGTGTACCAAACCACAGAGCCGTTTTCGTTGTAGTCGGCACCCATTTCAGTCTCGTACTCATAGATGTTTGAACCTCTAGGTAGGTTCTTCATGAAGCCGTTCCAAAATCCACCAAACGTGCTGTTCTTGTGGAACATGATGCAAGGCTGGTTCTCAATAGAAACCTTCTTACCATCGGCTGTGACGCCATCGTAGCTGACAAGGCCACGGGTCACACGATGCTTCATAGCCTTGTAGACCTTGGCATCCGTGTACTCCATTTCCTGTAGCGTGTCCCAAGAGGGGTAGCCACAGGCGATACCACCTTTGATGTCACGGGCTTCATCACGGGGGCTTGGGATGGCGATAGACTTATTCACCAGTGTACGCTTCCCGTCAATTTCGTCCCAGTGGAAATACTGGATGTGCGTAGCTAGTGGGCGAAAGGTTACAGTCTCAGCGTATACCTTCTGATCCATGTTGGTCAGAAAGTAGGAACCTTCTGGGATAGCTTGCTTAGTATCCTTGTCACGACTGCGTGAGTTAATCCGCAATTCGGGGACACGAACAATCGCATCACCACCGCCTGTTACCTGTGTGCCTAGCAGTTCGTTCATTGCCTGTAGGTCATTTTGATTTACATTTGTAAGATCATTCATCTCGATTCGATCCTCTATTAGATGGACTTACAGTATGGCATTACTAAGTGGCAGTAGTCAATCATATTCATCCTGGTCTAGCCAATTTTTGCCACGGGATGTTTCGATCTTTAAAGGTAGGATAAATTCATAATCCCATAGCTGTTTAGCCTCTTCTGTGACCTTTTCCATAGCCCACTGCAGAACCTCTTTGACCAGATCTTCTTCATCTGGATGGGTATCTACCACAATGGAATCATGCACAGTCAGAACTAGCTTAGATCTCAGGTTAAGTTCTTTGAACTTGCGGAAGGCACGGATGCAACTAAGTGGCACAATGTCTGCGGTGGCGGAAGACTGTACAGGGTAGTTCACTTGTTGTGTATAGTTCTTGGTGCGCCCGTTTCGGCGGCGTTCCTCATTCGGCCAGAAAAACTGACGGCCAGAGAAGATCTGTATATGCCCGTTCTTTAGTACACCGTCTGTAAGCTTCTTGTGATACGCCCCAAGACCTTTGTAGATGTTAAAGAACTCTTTGTAATAGTTTTTGATATGCCCTTCATATTGATTCCCTGTCGAACCAAAGAGGGGGGCAAACGAGTGAGCCTTCGCCAACTGCCTGTTTTCTTTAGATATTTCCGAGGGATCACACTCATTGATGATAGACGCAGTCTGCTTGTGAAGGTCTTTACCTTCCAGAACATCCTTAATGATCTGCGTATCACGGGACAGCTCCCCTGCCATAACAAACTCTAGGCCGCTGAAATCACTCTCAATTATCAGACCGTTTTCAAATCGGCTGACCATAGCCTCACGCACAGGGAAGCCACGCTTCGGCATGTTCTGTAGGTTAGGGGCGGTGGATGACAATCGACCCGTCGCTGTGACGCATTGGTTAAACTGTGCATGCAGAATACCGTCAGGTCGTGTCCACGTTTCAATCCCTGCGATGAAGCTATCTAAGTACATACGAACTGCACTTAATTCAGCCATAAGTTCAAGGTACTCTATTGCTAAGTGGTTGCGCTTTCTACGGGCCTGTTCGATCAGAAGCTTGATGGTATGCTTGTCTGTTTTAAAACCATTAAAGCTGGCGTCACTTGGACCAGACGGGTTTAGCTTGAGGCCAGCGACCTTCCCGTTTGGTACATAGAACGCACCTACACCGGAACACTCAGGACACTTGGACAGGTTCTTGTATGGCGCACCCTGCACCTTGTACTTCTTACCCATCTTTTGACGTGTCACAGACAGAAACTTCTGGACCAGACCTCTGCCATCACATCTGTCACAGCAAACTACGTCAGTTTTGTGTAGCACCTTAGTATTTGACCGATATGCATCACTGAACTCCTTGCGGTTCATACGAGGTGGGTAAAGAGGCTTACCAGCATCATCGGTTCCTATATTAAACATCTGAACATGGCGTTCTTTGTTTAGTAGCTGTCGTGAGTAAATGATCTCAGATCGATCTGTACCGCTGGCAAGGTTGTAAGGTTTATCACCCATGACCTCTTCAGTGATTTCATCTAGACGGTTGGTACAATAGTTATAACGCTCTCTAAAGTGTACCTCGATTTTGTTAAGTGCAGTCTTATCGATCTTCACGCCATTGCGCTCAATCTCAACCAAAAACAAAAGCATCTGGTTCATTAGTGTGACAACACTCTGCATGCTCTGGTTCGCAGGCTGTGCATAGTCTTCTTGCTGCGCTAGGTATATCTCAGAACAGGATACCACATCTGCTTCTGCGTACTCCAAAACTGTTTCCCAAGGCATGGCCTCAAAGCCTGTACCGCTCTTAAACAGTTCATCTACAAGATCAGATTTCTTGCGGGTAACATCACGTCGTTCTGCTGTAGCTTTAAGAGACAATTGCTCACGCTGACCTTTAGCCAGAACATACTCACCAATCATTGTGCAGTATACTTCTGGTGGGATCTCAAAGCCCATTTCCATCAGCCACATCACATCAAACTTAGCGTTGTGTGCGACGATCACATCAGCCTGCTTTAGAGCCTCATGCAGAGGCGCTGGGCTGTCAGGGATAGGCTTATCATTGTGGTGGAATACAAGTGTTTGAACAGGCTCACCTAGCCAGCAATAGTGTGCCGAAACACATCGGTTGTCTGGGTTGAAGGGTGCGTTATCTATTTTGCCATCAAATCTTTGTACCGTTGTTTCTAAATCCAGAATTAGTATCTTCATTTCATCCGCCCGTAGAATTTTGTTGTTATTGTTGGGTCGTGCCGGTCAAACAGATGCCAGCTACAGTTGTCCTTGCCTGTGGTGTTATCGAACCACTTGACCCGCCCCACGCTTACGACTTTGCGAAGTCGGGGGAGGAAATGTATTGACTGTTTTGTGTGGACCCAATCGCTATCAAACAGCAGCCACGTAGGCCGCAGGTCTGAGAAGGTTTCGATCATTGGGTGAAGGATCTTTCGGTCCCAGGGTGGGTTCGTAATGATCACATCCGAAACATTTAGATGTTCCTCTTGCAACAGAAGGGCATCTAGCTGATCTATCCCTACACCCATCGGCTCTATGTCGTAGGCATCAGAGCATGTGCAGCCAGCTTCGAGCAGTGATTTGATCAAGGCACCATCACCAGCACAAGGTTCACAGAAATACTGAACATCTTGCAGGTGTGGGATAAGTGGTTTTACGGCTGCGGCAGGGGTCTTATAGAAATCCCGTGGAAGCCTTTCAAAGTCAGAACGCTTACCCATTACACTACCTCCAGATTATTCAGCATAACGAGATACCTCTGGTTTGATGTTGCAGTAGATGGCACCGTGAAACCCAGACAGCTTGTTCTTGGATATGTACAAACACCGCTCAGTGTTCTGTTCATCATCGCCGCCACCTGCAGCCTTACCGATACCAATGATGACATCAGCCTCTGCAGCTTTGCCTGTCTTGGAACCTTCAAGCATGGAGAAGTCGATGCGGGTCTTGCCCTCTGCATCGGCGGATGCTTGTGACACAGCAATCAGTGCGCAGTTGTGGCGCTTACTTAGCTCCCGCAGTGCAGTGTACAGAGAACGAATACGCTCATGTGATGAGTTGTGTGTACCTGATATATGAACCTTATCAGCCTGATCGATCACTAAGATGTCTGGCTTAACACGCTCACAGTATGCATTAATCTTATCCAGATCCCAATCTTGTGTGTCCTTGAAGATCAGCTTGTCCCGAATACTCATGTATATAGAATTAGCTAGGTCGGGCTTCTCTGCGATTTCCTCACGGGTCATGCCAGAACATGCCTGCACAGCCCGAAGCTTGGTACGCATACTCTTTTCTTCATTGCCTAGATACAGAACCTTAGCCCCTTGGCTGCAGAAGCCGCCTGGTGCCGCACAGATACTGACCATAAAGGCAGACTTACCTGTCTCTGGTCGTGCAGCTACAATAGCAAAGTCACCGCCACCAAGACCGTACAGATTGCGGGACAGGGTGGAGATATTAAACTCAAACTTGTTCTCGTTGGATACCTCTGCCAGCAGCTCGTAGATATCGTCAGTGATATCCTCACCAAAGTCGTCTGGCATGTAACTGTCTGTGATACGCTCTAAGAGGCCTTGTAAGCGGCGTAGGGCGCTGGGATCACCTTCGGACATGTTGATGCCTAGATTGGCTACCTCACGCCCAATGTCCTTGCGCCAGAGGTTGTTGATTACGTCAGAGGCAATGTCAGGGCTAATAGCCTCTGCATGCTTGATCTGGTCCACAACGTCACGAACTTCGTGTATCTCTGCAGAGGTAGCCACAGGGTTCTGGGATAGCCAGATGCTATAGACTTCGTCAGGGCTGATATCATGCTCATACTTATCGTGTGCTTCTTTAACCAAATCATAAATATCGGCAAAGTCGTCGCTGAATAGGCTTCTGCGTAGATTGGCCTGATTCTCTAAGTAATTGGCATTATTAAGCAGTGTTTTTATTAGTTGTTGCTCCATAGGTCGCATCCTCAATGGTTTTTAATTATGCCACCTTGAATAACACCTAGTAGAAATAAAAAAACCCCCAATCTTTCGACTGAGGGTCTTTATTTAAATTTTTAGGTAAGAACAGTTAGTTCTGTCGGAACTTCATCTTACTGATGTCTGGGCTTTGGTCTCCCCGACGTTCCTTCATATCTACTTGGTGGAAGACTACACGCTTGTTACCTTTAACAATGCTTGCAATTGCTTCTTCTAGACGGGCTTGTTCTTCTGCAGCTTCTTTGAAGCCTCCATCGATGTCGTAATCAATAATTACAATTCCACGAGCTTTCATTTACATATTCCTGTTTGTTTATCGTCGATGGTGTCTCGACGGATATATTGTTTACGCAGCAATCGCACTGCGTCCTATAAAATGTCACATATAGGAATAGGGTGGTGCCGCAACAGGATTTTGGGACAGTGCGGATACAAGCAGACCTGATACTATATCATAATCACAAAGACACACTTTGTTAGATACCATGCGCCTCGAAGCACCGCTACCTCCAACCGCAACAATAAAGGACCAAGTGAACTCGCCCATCACTGTAGTAGTGTATGTATCTGTTCCGAAGAAAGGCACTTTAGATCCTCTTTTGTTAGGCGTAGGTTAGTTATTAAACCATGTCGCTTAGCTAGGTAGACTGCTTTACTACTTGCGTCATTGTCAAGTACTAATGTTATCTTTGGGTAATTAGCTAGATGTTTTCTGATCGGCGTAGTTAAATTTGTACCTAATAAGGCAAAACCTATAGTATCTGGGAGCCTACTCACAGCACATGCGGATGCAATATCTTCAACTAAAACAACATGTTGGCCTGAACCTACAGAAACACCTATCGTTGTGTCCCCGTACTTCCACCACTTCGGTAGACGACCATCTAATGCCCGACCTACAGCACCTGTGCCATCATTTGTGTAAAACAGAACACGGTTTTCGGTAGGTGAGTATCTTACTTTGATCAACCCTGATTCGTATGCATCGTATGAATTAACTACCTTCAGGTAATCAACAGCGGGGGGATGCTTGCGCACGGATGTGGTCATAGCCGGTAGACGGTTCAGCTTCTTAACAGGGCGGCGAGTAGGTGCGCCACTTACATAGTTCTTCAATGCATTGATATCACGTCTGCCTTTAAGGCTACCCTTAACTGAGCAAGATGCTCGGAAGCAGTTCCATACCAGAACACCATCGAAGCGGTCCAGGGTGAACTTGTTCCTGCCCCCACAAAAGGGGCAGGTAGTTGTTAAGTGTTCGCCATCAGCCAGCTTTATCTTCTGAACAACGCTGACCTGTTCTTTGTAGCTAAACATTGTTCTTCACCCTGAAGATCTCACCACAGTCTTCGCAGTGATGATGAAATAGGTAAGAGCCAGCATCATCGTCATCTATCTCTTCCCATCCTGTCAAAAACTTTGGGTCTGTCAGGTACACTACCAGAAGTGTTGGGTCACCTATTTGTATTAAACTACAGCATGTTTCACAGGCATGCGGCTTAGTTGCTTCATACTCTTCTACACCTTCTAGTGATCTTATTTTTACTTTGCTCATAGGTTGTCCTCACTAACCTTTACATGGGACTAACCCTTGGGCGGGTTAGCCGCAGGCTACACCTAATGTGTGATTAGTCAACCACTTTGTTGCGCCATCTAGTTATGGGCGTAGTAACTTACTACCCTGTATAAGCCCTTATTTTTAAGGGTTCTAGCCATAACCTGAAGGTCGTCAGTTCAAATCTGACTCCCGCATCCAAGTACCTCTAATCATTAGGCGAATCCTGATGGTTCTATTCTATTCCATAGGATTCTATTTATTTCAATATAGAATCACATTAATCGGTACTTTTACCGTTTATAATCACCTGCTCGTACTTGAAGAATAACTGCTCGAACTTCCACTCGTATAGTTGTTTCATACCCATCAGTGTGTTCATCATCTGGTCTGGTGTTGGATCAATCTCACCATCCCCCAACTGCTTAAACACAGTCTCAAGATCATTAGTGACCCTCCAGCAGTCATAGATGTGTTCTTCTAATCCATATAGTTTAGTCATTATGTCCCGCCTTTGTCTCCATCGCCCCAGAGGTGGCGGCGTTAAGGTATTTATTCATAGTTTCACGGCCTTCTACAGACACTATGTATCTGTTTGCATTCCCACGGCCTCGACCTGACAATTTCAGTACACCAGCATACTCTAGCTTTTTCATCATTGCGTAGACTGTAGTGCTTTTGGGATTCTTCTTAGAAACATCAGGGACATTGAATGAAACGTCTTCTGGAAAATCTAAGATTGATTGTACCAACACTAATGACGTTTCAGTCCTCTGGGGAAAGATGCCTGCGTGTTCATCGTAGCCACCAAAGTTAACATGTATTGGCGCACGGTAGATGCTCTTTTCATGTTTCATAACCATCTGGCCCCATTGGTATTCTTGTTCTTGGGTTAAAGCCATTTTAGCGTAACTTTCATTGTGTTTTTCTCAATTCATCACGGACTGCTACGATAAGATCGATCAGTCTCTCTGTTGCTAGTTGTGCAGGCTTGCCTGTGAGCCGCTGCAGTTCCATTTCAAAGGCCTTGCGGGCCTCAGTTACTTTGCTCATCATCCGAACCTCTCATGTCTTTCCTTTGCTGCTCTTGTTATAAAGTCTACATACTCGTTGAGTGCTTCCGTGGTCACACGATTGGTGTTGCCTTTAGCCCGTTTTTCTATGTGTTTTTTAAAATACTCGTTTCCGAAAACAGCCCTTGCAGGACATTTTGCTTTACGGGGATGGCGAACTTTGAGTAACCCTCTAATTTTGTAAGCCTTTTTTTTGGCAAGGCTAAGAAGAAGACCCTCATAAAACTGTGGAAGCGGTGTAGCCGACTTCCTGCGGTTGCAAGAAGGGCATGTGACACACAGGTTCTCTAGGTCACAGGTTCCGCCCCTTGCATGAGCAACAATGTGATCGATTTCAAAGGCATCTACAGGCTTCTCACAGTAGGCACAGGCATTGCTCCAAGCCTTCTTTAAGGCCAGCCTTTCGCATTGGCCGATATTGCGGCGTCCCATCATCCAAACCTCTTATTTTGGGCAGAAGATGCCATTTTCTTAGTCTTTTTGACATAAATGTTAAGCATTTGACGGGATTTATGGCCTGTAACCGCTGCAATTTCATCCTCAGTTGCACCGTTTTCACCCAATTCGGTAGCACC